AGATACCTTGTGCTTCTTCTGGTAAATCATCTACCGAAATCTGCACACCATCAATAGTTATATATGGTTTTTCATCATGTTCTCCCATAATTAAAACTCCTCGTTATCAGAATCTGCACCTTCGTATTCGACAAGCTCATTTACTTTTACAGCAATCAACTCAGCGAATGTTCCGTATGGACTGTTATATGGTCTAACCTTAACAGTAACATTCGATCCGTTACCAATCAAACAATCCAAAGGGTTACCATCTGCATCAATAAGTTTAGGTGCTTTGTTTGGCTCACCTGTTTTCTTATTTACTGCTGTCTTACTAAACATGAAAGCAGGCTCGTCATACTTAGGGTTACCTGCTCTGTCTTTTGATTGATTAAGACCTGCTCCTTCTAACTCTGTCGCTGTGTCTTGGTCAGTCAATACAGTAATCATGTATTTATGTGGCTCAAAGCGTGTGTTAGGAACAGACACATTAGCCCACATAGCTTTTCCTGTTGCATACATCATATTATATTACCTCTTAGTTTTAAAAATTCGGTCTGGTTTTAATTGTCGTAAGACCAGAAACTTACTCGCTATCTGAACAGCGAACAAACAAGATAAAAGGAAGGTGATACATGAGGGCAAAACATATCTTGTTTGTAACAAATTATATCCTGTATTATACACTATTTCTTTTCTCATGTCCAGTCCTTTTTTAATTATTTTCAATCGACTCAGCTATTGTCTCGTAAGTAAATGATTCAAAGTTATTTAAATCTAACAAACCTTCCTCATACTTATCGCTGAGAATATTCTCTGCATCTTCTCCGCTACTCGCTTCAATAGTGAACTCATATTTTTTATTCTCGAACAACCAAACTTTATATTCGTTAGTCTTCTTTTTATTTCTAACTCCTGTCAAGTTTGTGAAGTTTATAACATTATCTTTATTATTCTTAATCATTATCTTTATCTTCCTTTATAATACTTATAAGATTATACCACAAATAAATTTTAATTTCAACTATTAAAATCTAATTCGTTTATTCCGTTTACTCCGTCTCTAAGTTTTTCCAAACTTTCAACTTGTGTTCGGTCTTTGTTAGGTGTATAAGCATCAATGAACAGACCAAAGTTTTCACTATCTAATCGTTCATCAAAGTCTTTAAGTATCCCTTCTAAGTTTTTAATATCCATAGTGTTTCCTTTACTATTTTCCTACCCAAAAAGTTATATCAGCAGTATCATCAAAAACCATATACTTCTTTTTATACTCGGTTTTATCCCAATCTATTTCACTAATACCATTCTTATCTTTAATTTCTTTTCCGTTCTTGTATTTCTTATACACAAACTCTCGTTCTTGGTATGAAATATCAGGATAATCATGTGGACTTATATCTTCTAAGTCTATGTCTATACCTAGTTTTTCTTTGACAAGAAGTTGTATTGCTTCCTGTATCTCGTAGTAATCAAATGTTAATTGCATTATTTAAACTCCTTCGCTATCTTCTTAATGATAGCATCAATGTTTTCTATTGCATCTTTAGGTAGCAAAGATATAGCAAGACTGTTAGCTATCTTTTCTTTTAGTCTCCATTCTTTTATACCTGTTTGAGTAGACAATACTGCGTTCCATCTGTCGTACTTTAATTCAAAGTCACGAACTGAGTTGTAATGTTCCACTCCTCTATGAACTTTATTAGACAATTCATCTCTTTTTTCTTTTAAGATTTTTATCTGCTTGTCAAAAGACTTAACCTCGTTAGCTGTTGACAACAAATCTTTATACTCTTTACAGTTCTTGACTGCGTCAAATGCTCTATTTGTTTTATCTTTGATTACTTTTTCAAGGATGCTCTCAACGATTGCATCTTGTTCAAACTTTCTTATTTGTGTTGCCATGTTACTTCTCCTGTTTGTTGTTAAAAAAAATAATGGCTTATCAGTCTCGGCATGCAAATGTTTTAACTGACTAACTTAGCTTCTCCCTTATACGAGTGCGACTCAGCCTCTGAGAAGTACCATGTTACGCAGTAGTTTTTTAGTCACGAAGTAACTACCAACTTCCCCTGACGGCTCCGCTTGACTATCTTATACCGTGGTTTACCCAGTCCGTCTCCTGCAGTAGATGCGCTTTTATAGTCATCCTAACAACTCTACATTACATTGTTAGGGGAGACTGATTAAATAGGCGAGGATTTGGTGGCGTTTATTTAGTCCTCATTAAGTGTTTGTGTCGACTTACCAGAACGCACCTATTTAAATTTTACGACTTAGGTATAAAGCACAAGTACTGTCTACCAAAGTTAAACACTCGACCTCGACCAGTTCGGTATGTTCCGAACTTGCTGAAACCTCTAGTGTTTGTCGCAACTCTGAACTTCCACCCAAATATATTGAAGTGGTAGAATTTCTTGTCATAAGTCTTACTGTCTCTAAACAATCTTAACATGATATTGCCCTCTTAACATTTATGCAATTTAATATCAGGTATTGCATTTAGACCTGTAACTCTTTTAAGTTAGTTTCAGTTATAAAGAAACTATCTTTTATTTTGTTCTCAGCTTGTCTTACCTTAACACTACTTCCTTTCCTTGTCAAGTACCCAATGCTACTTTTTTTGTCAAGGAATCTAGCGTCAGTATCATCAAAACTTACAATCTTTCTTCCAAATAATTTATCTGGAATCTTGAGTGTATCGCCTTTACTATTCTTGGTATTAAAGGCAACCGCAATCTTGAACTTCTGCTTGACTGCTTTCTTTCCATGCTGTAATGACTTCTTACTGTATGGTGAGAAACTATATGTCAAGTCATAATTCTTTAACTTGTTGTTACTTATTCTTGGCAGTATCTTTGTATAATCATAGAACTGCACATTCTTAAATTCTTTAATGATATATTCAAAATCTATATCACTTGTTCCATTTAATCTTACTGCAAGTTTATCTCCATGTTCAAAAGATAATCT